ACATCACCTTCTCCCCAGTTCACTACAGGTACACCTACTGGTGTTACCCATTGCATACAACGATCCTTGTGCTTACGTACAAGCATCTGTAGATACGACATAACCTGTACTGCTTTAGGTACTGTATTCCCCACACCTTGTCGAAGGGCTTTACCTACTGGAACTGCTAGAGCATTCAAGCTGTAAGCAATACGACCTTCATCATTACGGATAGGTTCTACACCAGACTCAGATAACTCTAAGGCTAAACCTTCAATGGTACTAAGTAACGTACTACCGTACACTAGAGTCATTACAGGCTTCTTAGCCATAGCCCTAGTGATCTCCCGATCTGACCAGAACTTCTGTACTACTGCATCAGAGATAAGTTCCTGTAACTTACCTTGTGCCTCTTCGGCAACCTTCATGTAAATATCTGATTTCTTATCAGACTTGTTATCAATTAGGTTAGTGTACGTTGCTCCAACTGTGTCACGGGTGAGTGCCGATAGGTGCTGTAAACCTGAACAAGTTGCGTCCATAGCGACAGGGACATGGCATACGTAGGTTTCAGGTGTATCGGAACTAAGTGCTTCCTGTAACGCCAATCCTGCTTGCAGTAAAGTAAACGACGTATCGGGTTCAGGGGCATCCACATCAAGGGGGTTATTGATAAAATCACGGATCATCTCCCAATTATCTTCAGTCCATTTAGCTTTAATCTCAGGACTATGTTTGTCGTAACCACAAGAGTTAGCTACGTGTACTTTCAACCAGAACAACCCTTCAGCACCTAAAGGTTTACCTTCAGCGAACTCTAAGCAACCCTTAACTGCATCATTAGACTGTGGATTCAGTACACTGCGGAAGTACATACGACCACGCCAGTCAATGAACGTAGGGAAGTACAACTCTGCTTCGTCTTGGTAGCGTATAAGCTCACGTAAGCGGGATAAGATACCTGCCTTACGTCCTGCACGTTTAGCCTCGTTGGTGTACCACACACGCATCTGATCTTTCCAGAGTTTAAACTGTTCCATCTCTGCTTCTGTAGCGTGTCCCTTTAACCACCCTTCAGGGAATGGAAACACAGGTTGAGGTCTAGGTTGTGAGCTAGGTAGACCTAGAATACCTAGACGTGTCCCTACAGCCTCTCTAAGCACGGTTAAGACCTGTTTATTAACTCGGTAAGGGGTAGACTGCGCCTTGTTCATAGCAGCCCGTACAGGAGCACTCTGTGCGCTCTCGAGCGTGTTCAGAATCCAGTCACGTTGATCTCGCTTCAGGAAGCGTAAACCACACATAGGAGACTGCGCCTTAAACCAGTCTGTGCAGTACCCACCATCGTATTGACTTTCCCAGTCGTTAGGCTTAATAAGCATAGGTGGGTACTTAACCACTGCTCGTGCAGCGTCTTGTATATCATCAAAATGCTTTGTGAGTACACCACTAGGTTGCACAATGTAGTGCTGAGAGGTTGTGTTAAGCTCCCACTTGAATAATCCAGTGGTGTCATACAGGTGTGTGAGCAAGATACTAGCCGTACCAACACGTTCCTCCATAGACCAACCTTCCCACTTCAAACCTAAGTTATTAGTACCTGTAAGTAAAGTACGGTAGCGGTGGTTGATACTCTTAGTACCTGCGGAGTCTAAGTACTCTAAAGTACGCTTAGTGTATACAGGATTCAGTTTATCCAAGAACACTAGCATACTCTCAGTCTCGATAACTTTACCGATACGGCGTAGTACATCTTGCATTACTACAGGCTCAGGTACTGCACAAGCACTGATGATCTCCCGTAGACCTGCCATTACTAGAACCTCTGGAGCAGCGTGACGTAGGAGTACCTTGTACTTGCCTAGTACCCCACGTGAAGGTTTATTAACGAACCCTGAGAAGCTCTCAATAGCAGCCTCATACGCTTTAGCAAGGAGGATACGACCTGTACCAATGTCAGTCGCTCTCCCTTGTGTAAAAGCATCTAGGACTGCTTGTTGCCCCGCAGCAACGGATGCGTTTGAGTACTCATTCTCTAATTCTATCTGACGATGATACAAGTCTTGCATAATAATCCTTACTGGTAATTACTAAAATCAATAGTGGTTAGCATGAACCTAATGTTCCGTTCAAGCTCCTCGATAGTACCTGTGTTCCATAACGTGTAGTCATGGAAGTACCCATCGGGATTCCCGAAGAACACATCGTTCATAAGTGTAGCTGTGAATCGTTCTGACTCGTGTAGGTCTGTAGGTGCATCGTGGCGCATCAATAAAGCTGTGAAGTCTGCTTGCTCATTACCGAAGCGACAATCGGATATAATGAAGTTCCCGTCTTTATGATGTAGGTAGTTCACCCAAGCATCAGGGTCTAGCTTCCGTACTACATCTGTGCCTAGTAGCTGTTGGAACTCTCGTGGTGAGAGGAAGCGTTTACTATCAATGAGTTCTGTTGTGAGCCGATTGTACTCCTCAAACAGCTCATCTGGTAAGCCTAATTTAACCCATACGTAATCAGTGGCATCAATAATACGATCTCCTAATGCAGCGTCTACGTAACGCTGCTCCTCCTTTACATCACGTTCATCGAAGTCCTCTCCGAAGGCTTGCCGAGTTGCTTCTTTAAGCAACCCAGCGTACTTTACGATCTCGAAGTGCATACCCTGCTCAAGCAAGACACGTTGGATAATCTCTGCTGCTGTATCCTTACCCGAACCTGCTAAACCATACAAACATAACTTCATTTATAAGCTCCTAGTAGTGCTTTAATATTATCAAAGTCAAATTCCGTTACTTGAACCCACTTACCAGATGTTAGGCGTATATGATATGTAGTAGCACCAAGATGTTCTCGTTTATCTAGTAACTCAATTAAAGTAATGTTAATGTGCTGTGATTCTTTTATAGGGTATAATTTCGGTGTATTGGGTGTAGAAAACCAACTCATACTGTAGTACCTTCATATAAATTCTGCATGTGCTGTAAAGTAATGTTCTTGTGTAAAGCGTACCCTTCTGAGCACTCATAGAGCATTACACAGCCTCGGAAGTGGTGGTTGCCCTGATACCCTTTGTAACTCTCATCGTGGCTGTATGCAGCTCCTACGATGATTCCTAGCTGCTTCTTACCTGATAGCTGTAGGGGACGTTCAGCGTAGTCAAATACCTGTTGGTGTCCCATCACGTAGGACTCACCTACTTGCTTTAACCGACTCAAGGCTGAACCACCTAGAGGTTTACCTGTCATAGTATTAGCTAAGTAGTGTACGAAGCTAATACCACAAATGTTAATAGGTTTCAAGAACGGCACAACCTCCCAACCGTAGTCATGGAAGGCTAATCGTTCTGTACCTAAGAACCCTTGAAATTCAGGATTGATACTCACAAAGCGGTCAATACGATCTTCATGATTCCCCAGTGTAACTACCTTACGAGGATTGTACTCTGGTACATCATCAATGTACTGCTGTAGGATAGCTAAACCTTCATCCCCCGCCTCAATGTCTAACTGCACTCTACGACCCTCCGCAGATAGCGTTGATTTATCGTAGGAGCTAAGGGAAGCCATATCGTAGTGGTCTCCTAAGTGCACGATAATATCGGGCTTCTTACGAGCAATGTAAGCCCCTATCCAGTGCATGTACTTTAAGTCGATACCTTGCTTGCACTGTGTATCCCCAATCACGAAGATCGTAGGATTGCGTGAACGCTTAGGAGCGTAGTATTCTTTAGCAGTGCTATAAGTACCGCCTGAGGCGTTAGCTAGTAGTTCCTCACGTGTTAAATGTGTAACATCGAATTTACCTGACTTCAGGTGTCGATGCAAGTGCGTAGTGATTGTGAAGTACGGCTTACCTAGAGACTCTGCAATCTCTGAGTAAGTCTTACCTGCTTTGTACATCTTAATAGCATCGTATTTCCACTGCTTGTGAGTCATATCTTACACCTTATCTGCACGGTCTTGAGCTTGTTTGTCTGAGTACTTCCCTGAGGAGTACCGCTTCCCTAGTTTCTGTACATTCGTATCAATAACTTCTTTACGGGTAACGCCGATAGCTTGACGTAAACCTTCCATGTAGAACTCTAAATCACCAAGTTCTTCGATAATGTTCTCACGGTCTAAAGGCTTCTTGTAGATAGCAGCTTTCTTAATTGCATCTAGTACTTCCCCTGCTTCCCCTGCGATACCTAGTGCGAGATGCACTAGGTTCGCTTCAGAGGCTGTTAGAGATGCTTGAATATCTTTACCTGACTTCAGTAAAGACTTAACCATAATATCGTACTGTACTTTCATTAGAACTCCTTATGCGTGGCAAGCTGTACATTCATCAGAGATTGTAACCCCTGACATAGTGTACACGTAGTACTGTGATAAAATATCTTCATTTAGAACACACTCAGTCATCACCTTAGATAGTAACTCCTCAGTGTTATCATTGTCTGGAATATGGAAGTTCAAAGACTGACCCTGTGATAAGAACTTCTGACGACCTGTAGCTAATCGGATATTAATCATAGGATCGTGCTCAAACGCTGTACGGAACACTAGCTTATCTGTAGGAGATAAGAAGTCTAAGTGCTGTACAGAACCATTATGCTCAACGATACTCTTAATTGTAGAGTGATCGTACTTACCGTAGTCTTTAAGCACTTGTAAGAACACAGGTGGTACTCGGAATAACTCACCTGCTACTGAGCCTGCTGTGAACGCAAAGCCAACGTCAGGGAAGGTACTCTCAGATACACCACCTAGTAAACCTGCTGTACTCTTAGTAGGAGCTTGTGCTGTGTCGTGTGTACCACGTAGACCGTAACCTTTACACCACTCAGGTTCACCTAGCTCTTTAGCTAACCACTGTGACGCTTTAGTACATTCCTCAGAGATGTGTTTCCAAATATCGTAGTTCAAGTAGTACGCTTCTAAACCATCATAAGGGATACGTTCTTGTTGAAGTAACGTACCGAAGCCCATAGTACCTAAGCCTACTGCTCGCCCTAATCGGGTGAACTCTCGTACCTTCTCAAGACCACGTACACCTTCAGAAATTTCTAGGAACTCTGAGCATACACAGTCTAAGAACACACGAGATACTTGTACTGCATCCGAGTTCTTAATGTACTCCCAGTGCACTAAGTTCAATGAACTTAATATACATGAGAATGATAAATCCTCTGAGCTATGTAGCATGATCTCTGTGCATAGGTTACTAGCTTTAATATCTAAACCTAAGTCCGTGTACATCTGTGGACGGTGACGGTTAGCCTTATCAGGGAAGAAGTAATAACCTTTACCTGTTAGCAATTTAGTGTACAACGACTCTGTGAACTTCTCCTGTGCTGAGTGATCGCCAGCTTTAAGAGCCTCAGTGAACTCGTCTGTGATATTCCAACCGTAGTTCTTACCCTTGTGATCTAAGTGCAAAGACTTCACGCACTCATCATAGACTGAACTACCCATAGGAACATAAGCAGCGAAAGAACCAACTCGCATACCACCGTGACTGATCTTAGCAGCAGCAGTAAAGAAGTCCTCAATAACAGGTCGAGCACCATTAGCTTTACCGCCACCTGTGATAGGTGCATCACGATCTCGAATATCTCCGAAGTACCCTGAAGTACCAAAGGAGTTCTTACTTAGCATAGCAGCTTCGTGTAGGTTCGTATAGAACTCATCCACTGAATCCCCTACGTACTGCCCTGAACATGATACAGGCATACCACGATCAGTCCCCATATTAGCTAGTACAGGTGATGCAGGAGAGAGTACCCCTGCCCACATGAGTTCAAAGAATCGTTTGCGGTAGTACTCACGAGTACGTGCCCCTTTAAGGTGCTTAGCAGCAGTCTCTGCGATCTTCATATAGCGGGACTTAACATCACCTTCAGAAGGTACTAAGTACTTACTCTTGAACATCTGCCAAGACTGTGTACTATACCATTCAGGGATACGACCTTCTGCTTGTAGTTGTTTACGTTCTCGGCTTAGTTCTTCGTGTTTATCAGACAACTTATTTCTCCTGTTGTGCTTCTAGCATGATTTCATCTGTCCACCCATCTAACTCTGTGCATCCACACCATGCACATTCGTAATTTACGGGTACGAGCTTGTATCCATCTGGTACTGCTTGGGCTTTGGCTGCTTGCCATGCTGCGCCTGCTTCAAATGCTCGCTTAGCAACATTAAAGTCTGTATCTATCGGTATTCCATTTGCAATAAACCACGCTTCAAACGCTTCACGTTCTTTTTGCGTACCCATATTATACCTCAGAAGTATTGAATTTCAATTTATAACGTGACCAGTTACGTTTGTACTGTAACTGTGTGTTAGCGAAGAAGTCGCTGGATTTGAAAGATGATACGTTCAAGTAGAACTGCTCCGAGATAGTGCCTTTCTCTTTATTGAACATAGGTTCATACCCAAGATACCCTAGTACTACGTTCACTCGATCTTGTACGAACTCAATGAGTTCTTCTTTCTTAACTACACGAATCGGTGTACCTGTAGTATCCTCGAACTCCCACATCTCATCAATGATTGCTAACTCGTGAATATACAGTTTCTGTACGATAGATAGTACCTGCTCGTCTAACCACTCAGAGTACTCTGGAGTAATTAAACCAGCTTGCTCACGCTCGTACTTCAGTTGTCGGAACAACCACGCTGAGAACATACTGTGGAAGTTCTCATCCTTAGCTGAACCATCAATACCTGCTACGAAGTGCGAGATGTAGTTCCAACCCCGTGTGTTGAACTGTTTAAAGAACCCGAATGCTGAGAATAAATTAATACCCTCAAGTCCGCATAAGGCTGCTGTGACGATAGCATTGTCGTCAGACTTAGTGGCTTTATCAA